ATATATGAAAATTGTGCATATGCAAAACCTGAAGATATAAATAATACTAATATAAATAATACTAATATAAATAAAAAAGAAAAAAAAGAAAAATATAACCTAGATTTTATAAAAGATGAAAATGCTAAAAAATTATTTCAAAGTTGGTTAAATTATAAGAAAAGCCGAAAAAATGACTACGCAAGCCAGATTAGTGTTGAATTATGCTATAACAAATTAATTGAACTAAGCAACGGAGATTTCCAAACAGCTAAAGAAATAATAATACAAAGTATTACTAATAATTGGTCTGGATTATTTCCCATAAAAAATAAGACACCAATGAAAAAACAAGAAGAATATATATTTTAAAAATAAATAAACTAATAAAAGGAGCAAATTATGGATATTTTAAAAATAAATCAAGAAAGCTATATGCAATATAGTAATGATATTGAACGAGTAATGAGCAATAAAGAAATTGCATTACTTGAAAAACATGAAGAGCTTATAGGTTACCCAGCAACAAAAACATATATAAAAAGTTGCGTTTCATTTTTTCCAACGAATAATAATTTTATAATACAGGCAATCAAAAATAAAGACACAATTGAAAATACCTTAAAATTTTACGATTTAGGGGATATAGAAACCGCAATAAGTAAACATTACGTATACAACAAAGCCAGGCCGACACCACTACAAGTTGTAGCCATGATTACAGGAGAAAAAGACGGAGACTTAAAAAAAAGATATGTAGAAGATATGAGAACGGCTACATATAGCAAAAGAGGAAACAACGCTAATGAAGAATATTATAAACAACTTGCTAGCCAAGCACTGAAAAGATATAGCTACGATATATATAGAAAACAAATAAATCACAAACAGAGAACAGCGTTGGACGATATGATGGTAACATATATCTTTTTCCAAGCTTATATATTAGCATATTTAAAAAACGGAATTATTAATAATTCAAAAAATAAAGGATTATCAAGCCATTTTAATCATATTTCAACAATCCAAGACGAACCAGTTAATTATTTGGTTAATAGTTTAACCAATTATTTTAAAAGTGATGAATATGTACAGGAAGTAATTATGAATAATAACATTAAGGACAATATTCCTGACGCATTTAAGGAATACCTAGCAGAGCCGCAATTTATGGAAGAAGAGGAACAAGATATAAAAAAGGAACAAGATATTAATGATACTTTCAAACCACTAACTATAAATATTGACAAAAAAAATAAAGAGAATTATTTTCAAAACAAACGTAAAATAACATTATAAAAATATAGTGATGATAACGAGAGACAAAAAATATAAAGTAAAAAAATGTATAACTTGCGGTAAGTTATTCATGCCGAAACAAGAAAGGAGTTTATGTTGTAGCAAAAGTTGTTCTAAAAAAGCATACAATACTTTATTAATTCAACAGATAATGGAAGAAGCAGAAATAGAAAAAATAGAACATAAAAAGAAAACAGAATTATTCAAAATGAAAGAAAAAGTTATGAAATATATAAATAAATCAAAAGATTTAAGGGAACTTAGTTTCAAATCAGATGTAGGATTATCAATATTAGAAAGTGTTAAAATGGGGGTGTATGGAATAACTGATAAGATTGTTGAAAGATGTTATAAAGTTTTACAAGAGTTAAAATAATCAAAATAAACGGAGAAAATTTAAATCAGAATTAACAAAAATAAAAAGTTAAAAATTCATAGTTCTAAATTAATTTAAAGATTGGTTACTAAAAAATGTATATAAAATCTATGTCAGAAAAGAAAAATTTGGAAAATAAAGAAGATAAAGAAGATAAAGTTATATTAAATACAGAAATAAAAAATAATCAGCTTGTTTTAGATTATCTTTATTATGAAAAATATATTACTCAACAAGAATTCGAAATAGGTTATAAAATCAGAGAATATTACTTACAGCAAAAAGACGATTTCAAAATAGGAGCTAATTATTACACAGTTAAGACCGAGGGAGGAAAAGACCATGTAGACCTATCAGAATTATTCGAAAGCCATAGAAATTGGTTTAAAATAAAATCTATTTTAAATCAACACACAGAATTTATTGAAAATACAATATGTAGTAATTTAACAATTAAAGACTTAATAGAAAAGTATGGAGAAAATGGAGAAAATAGTTATTATGATATTTTATATCATATATGTTTAATATTAAGTAGTTTAGAGAGATTGTATAGGGAAGAGTATGGAGTGGTTGTAGAAAGAATTAAGATGGTTGTGAAACTTAATGGTTTAAATAAAATAAGTAAGGAATTAAAAATAAATAAAAAATCTTTAATTAGAATATTGAAAACGGATAAAATTACATATTTAAGTCATTACGAGAAGATTAAAAAATATTTGAAAATAAATTAAAAAATTATTAACAATCAAAAATCAATAAATATAAAGCTATAAAGGAATTTAAAAAAATAAGCCTGAAGCTAAAGATTTAATGGAAAAACAAGCTAGCATTTCAAGACTTGAAAAGAATAATACGGGTACTTTACCTTTTCTAGAATTATTATATAAAATAACAAAAGCTTTAGACAAAAAATTAATTGTTAAATTCGAATAAGTACTTGCATTTTCAAAAACGATATATTAAAATCTAAATAAGGTTTTTTGTACTTAAATTAAAAATACAGAAAATCGATAAATTCTTTAAAGCCTTATAGTTTCTAACTATAGGGCTTTTTTTATATTTTTCTAAAATAACTAAAATTAATAAAAAGTGGTGTATCAGAGACACCACCTTAAAAAATTATATCTAAAATATGCCAACAGAAAAACAATTGTCAAATTTAAAACCACCATTCAAAAAGGGAGAGCACCGAGAAGAACAACGGTTAGGTGGTATTGCCTCGGGGAAAAAACGAAGGGAATTAAAAGAAATTCGAGAGTGGGCAGAACAAAACTTATTTAAAAAAATAGGGGAGAAAAAAACCCCTTTATATGAAATGCTTTTTAAAAAATTAGAATATCTTGCTAGCCAAGGAAATTTAAAGGCTATTGAAATGATACTTAATTATAGTGGTTTAAAACCAGTTGATAAAGTAGAAACAACAGAAGCAATAAGAAAAGTATTTATAACCAAGGTTGATGAAAAAGAAGCTAATGAAAAAATTGACAATTTCATAAACAATGAACAATAATAAACATTTAAACGAAATTGATAAAATACAATTGATAGGACAGACCCTATTGGGAAGAGGATTTAAAGATTTTCTATTATTTTTTTTCAAAGTAGTAGAAAATACAAGTTTTGAATTAGAACCTATACATGATGATTTATTTGAAACTTTTAGCCATATAGAAGAAGGCAAAACATTTCGACAAATAATTAATATTGCACCAAGAAGCGCGAAAACAACACTTGCAATTTATTTTATAGCTTATTGTTTGGCAAAAAACCCCGCTTGCCAATTTATTTACACGTCCTATTCCCAAGAGCTTTTAAATGATAATTCGAGAAGATTAACAAATATTATAACAAATCAACTATACACAACGATGTATTGTTTAAATAGTATAGAAGAGGATGAACAATTAAATATTGTTGATGAGTTTTGGAGCGAATATCTAAAGAAAGAAAACAAATTCAAAATAACATCGAAAAAGATAACAACAAAAAATGGCGGAGTTGTTTTATTCGCGAGTATGGGGTCCCAAATAACAGGATTTGGTTTCGGAAGCAAAAATAGAAAAGGTTTTAATGGTTGTCTGATAATTGACGATGGAGATAAACCAGCCACAATTAGAAGCAAAAGGACAAGAGAAAAAACGCGGCAATATTATGAAGAAACCTTGCTAACGAGAGCCAATAACAGCACCGCCCCAATATTGGAAATACAACAAAGATTACATATAGAAGATTTAAGCGGTTATTTGTTAAAAAAATATAAATTTAATTTATTAAAAAAACCGTTGATTGATGAGTATGGAAAATGCCAACTACCAAAACAATATAACCAGGAAAGAATAGAAGAGTTAAAACAAAATAATTATAGATGGAGTACACAATATCAACAAGAACCAATAATAGAAGGCGGTAACATAATAAAGAGCGAATGGTTTAAAAGATATGAAATATTACCAAAACTACACGAAGTTTATATAACAGTCGATACAGCTATGAAAATAAAAGAGGCTAGCGATTATTCCGTTTTTCAATGTTGGGGAAGAACCAAAAATAAAGGTTTTACAGATTATTATTTAATTGATATGATTAGAGGAAAATGGGAAAGTCCCGAGCTATTGGAAAAAGCTAATTTATTTTTTTTAAAATATAAAAAAATAGGTTGTAATTGCTTATATATAGAAGACAAAGCAAGCGGAACGGGACTAATCCAATCGTTAAAAAGACAAAGAATACCAGTAGAGGCAATAATTCCATTGAAAGACAAATATATGCGACTAAGTGATGTTTTGCCATTAATTAAATCGGGTTATGTTTACATCCCAGAAACGGCGGAGTGGTTACTTGATTTTATAACAGAATGCGAAGAATTTAGAGCAGACATGAGCCACACACATGACGATATAGTAGATTGCCTAAGCATGGGATTGAATGAAAAAACAAAGATTTTTAATTTAAAAGATACATTATGAAAAATAGAAGCAAATATCATAAAACAAGAGTGGTTAAAAATGGGTTGCGAAATGTTGCAAACCAACTAACAGGCGGTTTTTACAAAGCCCCATTACAAAATCCTTTTAGTACATATATTAACACCAGGGAACTATTGTATACCCTAAACAGGGATAACCTTAATTTTAGATTTTGTACAGATGGAATTTTTAAAAAAATAGTTACACAAAGAGTACAAGACGCATTAAAAGGACAATTACAAATAACAACTGATTTATTGAATGCGGAACAAATTGAAATATTAAAAGATAATGTTGAAGAAAAAAATATTATTGAAACAATAAAACAGTTGTTATATTGGGACAGACTATTTGGAGGGGCAGGTCTAATTTGCGAAGTTGAAGGACAAGATAGCAGTGAAAGGTTAACATTTCAAAATATCAAAGAAGGCGACAAAATCAATTATTATGCAATAGATAGATGGGAGTTTAGCAATACGCCATATGACAGTCCCGACCAGATACACCAAGCCGCTATTGATGAAAATTTTTATTATTATCAACACATAATCAACAAAAGCAGAATATTATTATTGAAAGGAATACCAGCCCCGAGTTTTGTGCGCCCATTATTACAAGGGTGGGGTTTATCAGTTGTTGAACCTTTGATTGCACCCAGCAATAATTATCAAAAAGCTTTAAACCTGATATATGAATTAATGGACGAAGCGAAAATAGATGTATACAAAATCAATGGCTTGAATAATCTTTTAATTAATCATGATGACCAGGTAGTTAAAGACCGATTAGAAATTGTGAATGAATTAAAAAACTTTATGAAAGCCATCGCGATGGATAGCGAAGACGATTATATACAAAAACAATTAAATCTAAGCGGAATTATTGACATAATACATGAGTTGAAATTAGATATTTGTGCAGCAATGGATTATCCAATAACTAAGCTATTCGGTACAAGCCCAAGTGGTTTTAGCAGTGGAGATAGCGAATTAAGGATGTATAATTCGACCGTAGAAGCCGAAACGAGGCCTTACATTTTTAATATATTAAATAAAATTCTAAAATTGGAAGCCAAATGTTTATTTGGTGTATACATTAACGATTTTAATTTATTCTTACCACCACTAGAAAACCTAAACCAAGAACAACTAGAGGGTGCAAAGGATAGAGAATTCGCTAGATTAATGCAGTTAAAAGACAGGGGTTTAATTGAACAGGAAACCTTAGAAAATTCTATCAACAAAGCAAATATATTTTCAGTTCAAATAGAGCTTGATGGTAGTGGACAAGATGGAATTAATGAAATTAAAGACCTTAATATTGAATAGATTATGAAAAAAATATTAAATCCGATATTTCTAAGCAAAAAAAATATTATATTTTTGAATAATGAAATTATAAAATATCTATATGATATATTATTTAATCCCCTTGCTGACATATATCGAGACGAATTCAAAACAAATCTAAAATTGAATTCAATAAATAACTTGTTGCTAACAGCATTGCGAAACGGAGAAATCTATTTGAAAAAGAACCGTGTTTATGGAAATTTCAAAAATGCAAGACTTGTTAAAGAATTGCAAAAATTCGGTATTTATAACAAAAGAAGTAAATGCTTTGTTTTAAATGAAATCCCCATGGAATTCGAAGAAATACAAGCAAGTAATAAGTTAAAGCTAAAGGACGTAACAGCGAGAATTGATAATTTTTTACATGATTTTATTGAAAACATTGAAGAGGCCATTAATTTTATTAGTATTGATTATAATAGTATTATAAATAATTACAATAGACAATTTTTTGTTAATTTTAAGGATTTAGCGATTAAGCCACAATTAACAGATTTTGAAGTAAAAGCCCTTAATGAAAAATATCTTGAAACTACCAAAAGAGACATTAAAAACTTAAGCCACCACACAGTTGTTGAAATTAGAAAAAAAATTATTAATTTAAGATTTTATGAAGGAGCAACACAACGAGATATTGCAAGGATATTAGAAAAGAACTATAACTTAACGAAAAACCGAAGCCTTTTCATAGCTAGACAAGAAAGCGGGGCGTTATTAACAGAATATACGAAAAATAATTATTTAAAGAACAATATAAGAAAGTTTCAATGGCAGACGGCGGCTGATGAACTAGTAAGAGATTATCCAAGAAATAATCAAAATGGAGAAAACCACCGTTATTTAAATGGTGAGATATTTGAAATTAATAACCCACCAATAGTTAATTTGAAAACAGGAGAAAGGGGATTACCAGGAGAAGCGTATAATTGTAGATGTCTTATGCGACCAGTTATTGAATAATATAATTGTTATAAAAATAAAAAAAAGAACTAAAAATAACGACATAGTATTTATATATATAAATAATTTTAGTATAAAAAAATGATTACAAAATATTTTAAAAGAAAATTCCTAACGTCCGGAGTAGTAGGATATAATGACACAGGCGATGGAAACCTATTATTAAAAAAGGATGTTATTGACAAGGCACTTAATACCTTATTGAAAAAACCCGTATTGATAACGCACGAAGATATGGAACAAGTGGGGGAGGTTGTAGATTGTTATTTTAGTCCCGAAGAGGATAATTTCATATGTGGTTTTAACATATGGAATGAAGAAGCAATAGACTTATTAGATAATAAAGGCTACGGCATATCTTGTACATATAATATACTAAGAGAAGATAAACAAGGCGGAATTTATCATAATATACCATACGAAAGCGAAGCAGAGAAAATTATATTTGTTAACATAGCTATAACAGACAAACCAAGATACGAAGAAGCAAAGCAAGTATTGAATAGTATAATTGAAAATGGTGGAGCGGGTAGTGGTAATTGGGGACATAGTGGAAGGAAAGGAAAAGTGGGGGGAAGTAGCAAATCCCAAACGAACGAACATACCAAAGCCCGAAGAGCCTACGGCAGGAGATTAAGAGAGCTTTCCGAAGCTTTTAAAGCCGATAACATAGCTATCGAATATAAAAAAAGGACAAAAGCATTAGTTGAAAAAATCAAAGAAGAAAGAAAATCAACTAAACAACCAACAAAACCCGAACAAGACCTTGACTACCTAGCGAGAAGTGGCGTGGGTTTTTTCGATAAAACTACGCAAGATAAAATAAAAGAAGTAGCAGGAAAAATACAAGTAAGACCAGAAGGAACATATATAAAAGGCGATAACAAAAGAAGAGAAAAAGTTTTAGAAAAAGCCTTAGAACAAGCGAAAGACCCTAATTACAAGCCAGAATTTGAAACTTTAACAACGACTTTAAGAGGAGCCAAATTAATCAAAAAAGATGGAAAAGTGGCGTGGGTAAAGCCAAGTTTCATTAGAAAAGATGGTAGCTTGACAGCCGGAGGATTAAAGGCCCTTAAGATGGGTTTAAGCGAAATTGCTTATAATAAAATGCAAGAAGCCAAGACAAAAAAAATAGATATAGTAAAGGACGCAGGTAAAAAGACAAAAGAGCTATTAAAGACAGAATATAACTATAATGTAGATGACGACCAAAGCGACAAACCTTTCATAGATATGAAAAAACGGGCTTTACTAAAATATGATTTAAATCCAAGTATATTACAAGAGAAATTCGAAACCCCTGACAATATACAAGCGATTTTGCAAAACGACCCGACCGCCAGCTTTTCAGCGAACTATTGGGAAAATCCTGACGGTAGTAAAAAGAGAATATATTTTAATGTAGAAAATAAAAGAGGATATATATATCCTTTAACAAAAAACTATATTAACTTATAGAGTTTAAAAACTCACAATTTATATATCTTATTAATAATAAAGTTAAAAAATGTTTAGAAAGAAAAACGAAGAAGAAAAAATAAATCTTGAAGATGTTTTTTATTTAGTTTCTTTGATTGCCGAGAAAGCCGGCATTGATTTTGATGAAGAAAACGAAGACGAAGTAGAAACTAAAGAAAAGATTGAAAAGAACGCTATTGTTGACACGGACAAATTCTTTAAAGAAGAATTAAAAGAAGGCGACCATAACGAAAGTATTAAAGAGAATGAAGGCGTTGATAAAAATCATATTGAAGAAGAAATAATTGCCATTGCTTTAAAACCCGATGACAATTTCATGGGCGGAAAAGAAGAAAAAGACGCTACCTTAAGAAAGCTAATTACAAAAGGTTTCTATTCACCATCGACCAGAAGCGAAAAAGATAACGCTTGCGACGAAAAAGAAAACGAAGACAAAGAGGAAGAGGAAATTAAACAAAGAGCTACGGGAGATGATGAATTAAAAAAAGATATTGAAAAGAGACCAATTTTCAATTCAATAATGGGCTCAATTAGACAGCCAGTTAAACAAGGTTATTTAACTAGAAACGAAAGAATAGCACAAAATAACAAAAAATATTCTATTAATAAATAAGGAGCAAAAATGACAAACTTAGGCACCAATCAACAGCTTAATCAATTTAATCAAACAGCCACAAGAGGCAGTTTAGACCAATTATATAATTTTAACGTTATTCCAGCTATAATTGAAACAGAAACAGCAAATCAAACCGTAACAGCGGGGGATTTGGTAGTTTTCACAGAGGGAGCAAACGGCGTACCAGTTGTAAAAGAAGTAACCTCAGAAACTACAACTAATACTTTAAAAGGTTTCGTATGCAAGAGTTTAAAACAAAATGCAATATTGAACGTAAGCGAACAAACCTGCGGAATTGCTTGCGAAGGCTCAGTTATGCGTATGGTTGCAGAACAACCAATTAATAGTGGCGAACAAGTATTTTATGATACAAGAGAAGGAGCAACAGCGGGCGTAATGATATTTTCAAATTTAAATGTTGAAAATTTTAAAGAAATTACAAACGGCACTTTAGATTTATTAATTGACGGTACCCCAGTTAATTTAACAGCTTTAGATTTTTCAGCAGCTACGAACTTAAGCGATGTTGCAACGGTTTTAAGTAATGGAATAACATCAGCCAAAGGAAAGGCTACAGCTATTGACAATAAAATTATTATTTCATCAGCTACAACAGGTGTTGATAGCTCAGTAGATATTACCAACGAAAGCTTAACAGGTAATGTTGCTATTGCTTTAAATACAAGTACCGCCCAAATAGTAGACGGAGAAGCTGCCGGAGTTAACCAAGGGAAAATATTAAGTAATAATAGCGAAGAAGCAGGCCTTATAGCTTGTGGTTTTGCTTTAGATACAGCAGTCCAAGAAAATGCTTTAATTCGTGTTTATATAAAATTTTAATAATAAAAAAGGAAGAAAACATGTACAATTCAAATTTAGCGGGTTATAAACAGGCTATAGATACCTTAACAGGTATCGATAAAAGGGTAATCGAGCAAAAATTCTACGAAATTAACATACCAGACTTTGTAGATATTGAAATAGGAAATAACGCTTGGAAAGACCAAATTTTCACTTATGAAAGCTTTGACGACGCAGGCGATGGCATGGAAGGTTTCCAAGTTGACAGCTCAAACGAAAGCAGAATGCCAACCGTTGACGTTTCCTATAATGGAAAAATTGACTTAAGAAAGGTTTGGAATAAAAAAGTTTTTTACAAATTAATCGATATCAAACAATTGCAAGAAATTTTAAGAAGTGGCGAAAAAAATTTTTCTATAATTGAAGACAAACTTATTGCCAGAAAGAAAAATTTTGACCAGATGTTGCAAAAGGTTGCATTTTTAGGAAATACAACAGACAAAAACATCAATGGCCTTATTAACAACCCTAATATAACCGTTGATGTCTCAGTTTTTACATCATCGTTGGGACAATTACCAGACGCACAATTCAGAGCAATAATTTCGAAGATGGTTGGGTTATTTGTAGCTCAAGCCGACTATACAGCACAACCTAACAGATTATTAGTACCTTATTCGGTATGGAATAATTTAAATCAATTTAACAGTATACAATTCCCAATGATGTCGCTTGTAGAATTGTTAGAAGAAACATTGAAAAAAACCACTTTAAACGATGATTTTAAAATATTGTGGTCGCCATATTGCGAAGCAGAACTTAATGGTACGGGCTCAGATTTGTATGTTTTATATAAGAAAGACCCAGACACAATGGTTTTAGACATTCCAGTTGAATATAACACAACTGCCTTTAACTCATCAGATAACTACACATTCTATAACGTAGGATATGGACAAGTTGGTGGTGTTAGAATTTTCAGACCACAAGAGGTTTTATATTTTTCAGCCCCGAAAGTTACCAATGCTTAATTAATAAAAAGGGGGTTTAAACGCCCCCACAATATGGAGAATAACAATGATAATTCAAAACAACGGAAATAGAAAATTTATAATTGATGGTTTAACAATAGAACCACACAAAACTTATGAAGTAACCGAGCAACAATTTAACAGATTGAAGGGTTTTAGCGAATTAAAACCGCTTTGTATTATTACGAAAAAAGAAAATAAAAAAGAAGTAAAAAATAACTTTAAAAAAGAAAATAAAAAAGAAGTAAAAAATAACTTTAAAAAAGAAGAAAACACCTCAAAAAAAGAGGATTTAGAAAATAGTATTGAAGATTAAAAGGCCAATAAAAGGGGTTAAAAAACCCCTTTCTTTATAAGAATAAAATAAAATTATAAATAATGTTAAAATTTTTTTTAGATACAATAACAGCAGAAGATTTTAAAAATTATTTTAAAAGAGAATTTTGCTATTTACCTATATGGAATAATGAAATTAATTATAAAGCAGGCAAAATTGTTTTTTATGATATTAATCAAGTTTTTTACAAATCATTAATTTCTAATAATATTAATAACATACCCAACGAAGTTTTCGAGGCTTGGGAAGAAGATTTCGATATAGAATATAACGACTATATCAACGACACGGACATTGAAAAAGCCTTTTTACAAGCTAAAAATATGATTAATATAAAAATATTTGGAAACAATGAAGACTTACTTAAAATGTGTTTTTTAATGCTTTCAGCTCATTTTCTAATAATGGATTTGAATATGTCCAATGGAAACGGGGCCAGCTCTTTTCTCATGACAAGTAAATCAATTGGAAGCGTATCGGCTAGTTATGGCATACCTCAGAAAATATTAAACAATCCTAACTATACTTATTTAGCGAGCACTCAATTTGGACTAAAATATCTACAATATATAATGCCGCAATTAATAGGAAACATGATAGTGTTAAAAGGCGGAACAAGTTTATTTTAATGAAAATTAATTCAAAAATTAATATAGATACAAAAGAGCTTGAAAAATTAATAAAAGCTTTCAAAGACGAAAAACTTGTAAAAGTTGGCATACTTGGCGGTTCAAAAAAAGAAGGAAAAACGATGGCCTCAATAGGTATTATCCAAGAATACGGCTCAATTATTAATAACATACCAAAAAGAAGTTTTATAAAAGAGCCGCTTGTGGCCCACTTAAAAGATTTTGTTTTTAAACATATTCCAACAATAGGAAAGAGTTTATTTATCGATAAAGACGTTTTAAAAGCTTACAACGTCCTTGGATTAATTGCGGTTGATATAATACAAATATCGTTTCAAAATAAGAATGACGGCAAGTGGAAAGCTAATTCACCATTAACAATTAATGGTGGATGGATAAAAAACAAAAGAACAGGCAAGCCCGTATTTATTAAAGGAAAAGGAGTAGACAACCCACTTATTTTAACAGGCGATTTAGTTAGAAGTATTACTTATAAAATAATAGAAAAAAAATGACAATTAATTTTAGGAGCTTTAATTCAATACCAACGGGAGGAGATATTGTCGACAGTTGGGCGATAAAATGGAAAGCGGTATTAATTAGAAAAGAAATTATAAACTTTGAAGTAGTAGAAACCGAACAGCCAATAATTTTCAAAGGTATGATACAAAATGACCAAGGCTCAAGAATGGATGTTAAAGAAATCGGAACAAGAGATTGGAAAAGTTACACATTATGGTGTACATATAGGTTTAAGAATGATGATGCAATTAAAATAGAAAATAAAAGATTTAGAGTAATGGCGACCGAGTTATGGAATACGTATTATTCTTTTTTTCAATATCAACTTACCGAAGATTATACAGATAATGGAACAGGCACTCAAAACAACTTGTAGATTGATACAAGATTATATGAATTTGGATAATAATCATATATACTTATATAATAACAAATGGGTTATCCCAAAAGACGGAAAGCTATGTGTTGTTGTAGGTACAAGCCAAGAAACCCCCTTTTTCACAAGTACAACCGTACAAGGTACAACGGAAGAAAACACCACGTTATCAAGTTGCAATCTCAATATAAATGTATTTTCTAGGAATAGAGAAGCCCTATATAGGAAAAACGAAATATTAATGGCTTTAAATACTAGTAAAGCCATTAATAGCTACGTAGCTTTAGGGTTTTACATTCCGAGATTGCCTACTACATTTACACAAATTGACGAAGTAGACGGAACGGGAATATTAACACGCTATGAAATTTCTTTTAACATGTATTATAAAACAAATAAATTTTACGTTTCAAATTATATAGAAACGATAGATTTTGATTTAATTACAAACAAATAATAATTATTAATAACGCAAGGAAGCAAAATGACAATTGATCTAAATAATTATATCAATGTAAGCATAAGTAAAACCCCATCAAGTATTACAGAACGTAACGTTTCAGTAATTACGGTTTTTACAAAAGAGGAGGCAAACATACCAATTAACAAATACGTTATTTATAAATCACCAACAAACGCAGCGAATGATTTTGGAATAGATAGCGAGACCTATAAGGTGGTAAATGCAATCTTTAGCCAATCGCCAAATATTTTAGCAGCGGATGGTTATGTTGTAGTTATTCCAATGTTAACAAATACAACAGTATCAGCAACGGCAGGCTATATTGAATGTAAAAGTATATTATGGGAAAATTTTAAAGAAATTACAGACGGAAGTTTAACAGTTTTGGTTGACGAAGCGGAAGAAACTACAGAAATTTCATATGTTGATTTTTCAGAAGTAAAAAGCCTAGCAGATGTTGTAGCGGTTTTACAATCCAAAATAAACACGCTAAATATTACAACAGATGGTAAAAACATTTATTTTACAAGTAAAACCACAGGAGCAACTAGTAAGGTTAATATTACAGCAGGAACTACAGGTACAGATATAACTAGTATAAACTTACTTAATGTAGCAAATGCAACAGTACAGGTAGGACAAGCAGAATATACAGGAGAAGAAAGATTACAGGACGTTATAGTTAGAAGCCAAAACATTATATTTTATGGGGCTTGTATACCAGCTTATATAGTAAACGACGACGAGGTTTTGCCAGCAGCAAATACTATACAATCAACTTTAAGTATTTTGATTTTGGTAAATAGTAATAATAGTTATCTAGAAGCAGAAACAACAAATCCATATTACAAAATACAACAATCGGCGTTGGATAAAACAAGATGTTTATATTATGGAGGAGAAAGCGACCCATTAACCTATGCGGCAGCCTATACAAGCTCTTATTTGGCAATAAATTATAATGGAACAAATACGGTTAAAAATTTACATGCTAAAGAGCTAATAGGGATATTGCCAGACCTAACAATAGGAGAAACAGAATTGCAACAAGCCCAGACGGTAGGTATAGATGTTTATCCAAGTTGTGGAGGGGTTGGAGCTATGTATTGTAGCGGAAAGAACGAGTGGTTTGACACAGTTGTAGGGTTGAATTGGCTACAAATTCAATTACAAAACGCGGGCTTTAGAACCTTACGTAATGTACCGACTAAGATAGCTCAGACAGAACAAGGAGTTTCTATGTTTTATGCAAGTTATCAAGGAGTTTTAAATCAAGCCAACAGGGCGGGATTTATAGCCCCAGGGACGTGGACATTACCCTTTACTTTTGGAAATAGTGAAGATTTAGAAAATAATATAGAGAATTACGGTTATTATATATATTTTGAACCTATAGCTACCCAATCAACAGAAGAAAGAGAGGCTAGAAAATGCCCATTGTGTCAGATAGCGATTAAACTAGCAGGTGCAATTAATAGTGCAAATATTGTATTATACGTTAATAATTAATAATTAGGAGTTTTAAATATGTATACATTAAGAGCAGGAGACAGCCTTATATTAGATGGAAAAGTTGTTTTGGATTTTGCAGATGGGGATTATTTTACGACAGATTACCCGAACGATTTAGCAACATCGAGTAAAGGCAAAAACGGAAACGGAATTACAGTTAAGAATGAACAAGGAACCGTAGTTAATACGACATTACGAATATTAGTAGGCCACGAAACCGATAAATATTTAAACAATAAACTCATACAATTCAAAAATGACACATTGCATTATTCATATATAACAGCAACAGCCACTCAATATTACGGAGATGGAAACGGAAATGTTGAAAAAAAAGTATTAAATTTGACAGGTGGTGTTGTGTTAAAACCAGCAGGAACTATTAGCTCAGCTAGTGGCAACACAGACCAAGCCGTTGCAATTTATACTTTACAATTTTTGAACAGCGACGAGGCTTAATTAGTAATAAATAGGGGGTAGACCATTATTACCACCCCCTAAAATAATGGGGTTATAAATGGAACTTATAGTTAAAGACAAAATTTTAAAATTCAATTATTGTAGTTTTCAAGATAGTTTGAAACTTATTAGATTAACTACAAAAATTTTAAAAAATAATATTAACAGCTTAAAAGATATATTACCAAATGCCGAAGGGATTTCAGAAATACAAAAACAACTCGATAAAAACAATTTTGATTTAACCGATATAATAAATATTTTATTAGGTGCGTTAGAAGAGCCCGAGCTTTACGACCTAGCCTTAAACATGGCTAGCAATTGTATTTATGACAATCAAGCAATAAGCCAGAATTTTTTTGAAATACCAGCCAATAGAGGCTTATTTATACCCATCATATTTCAGATTTTGAAAAATAATATACAAATTTTTTTTCAAGATATAAAAAATATTCAGTAATAGAAAAAAAGCAGGAAGAAACCATAAACCCCTCCTATTATTACATAGGCGATTATTTTGAATATATGGTTTTTTCTTGCATTAATGAAGGATTTGGTAGTTATAAAGAAACAATAGAAGCCCCCGTTGATGTTGTATTAAATTATTTTGATTATATAATTTTTAAAAATAAAATAGAAAATTTCAGAGATGACTGAACATGTAGTTGCGACACTTTCCGCCCTTTTAGGTTTTAATGTTGATGAAAAAGGTTTAAATAAATTTAAATTAGGTATAGCAACAGCCAACGCCGCTTTAATTAAATTTACCTCAGATACTTTAAAAACCACCCAAGCATTGACAAATTTAAACATAAGAACGGGGATTTCAGAAAATATAGCCTACGAATGGGGAAGACTTGCAGATGTTACAGGGATTGGAAAAGAAGCAATATTGTCTGCTTTTGAAAGTATTTCAGAAGCTCAGGCAGATTTCAAAAGGGGAGAAGGCAATATAAGTCCTTACACCTTTTTAGGTATTAACCCTATGGGTAAAAAACCCGAGGAGGTTTTTCAAGAAGTACTACAAGCCCTTGACCGTTTCGGAGATGACGCCCAAGCAAAAACACGAGCCTTACAGGATTTGGGCTTAGACCCACTATTACAAAACCTAAATCTTAACAATGGGCTTGATAAAAACCTACTTTTGAATAAAGGAGATATAAAAGCTTTACAAAAGCTTAACAGCGAATTCTTAAAATTAAAGGTTAATTTAGCCATTTTAAGGGATAAATTCATCGCTTTAGCCACACCTTTACAAACTTTTCTAGAATTACAGAATAGAATTATTAATGGCTTAAGCCTATTAATTAAAAATACGATTGGTTTTGAAAGAGCAAGCAAGATATTATCGGCGACTATTTTGACATTTTTAAATACTTTATTTCCTAAGGCCTCAGTATTAGGACTTATTTTGTTAGCAGTTGAAGATTTAATAGTTTTTTTGAATGGTGGCACATCCGTAATAGGTTATTTCATAGAAAAGATAAAAGAAGTTATAAAATGTTTTGGTAATCTATCAACAACCGCAAAAGTAGCAATAACAGCTATAACATTATTAAGCGGAGCCTTTGCAACTTTCTATACATATAAAGCCGTGGTTGGTATATTTATGAATTTCAAAACAATCTTTAGCTCACTTGTTGGGATTTTCAAAGTTTTGAAATCATTAAATCCATTTACAATTATTGTTTTAGAAATTGTTGCGATTGTTAAAGGAATAAAAGAATTTTTAGAATGGATAGACAAAATGCAAAATAAAGCGACCGACAAAGCAATAAAAGAAATGAATTCGGACGAAGCTATTAAGAGAAATTGGGAAAAAATCGAAAATAGGATGAAAGAAAGAGGAGCGAGCGAGGAAGAGATAGAAAAATACAAGCAAAATTTCGCCCTAGTTCATCAGCAACAGAGGGCAAAATTCGAGCCTAAACTAGCACAGACCGTACAAAATAATAACGGAGGCAATAAAACAATTACACAAAATATGAACAATACAATTAATGTTAATTCAGTACAGGAAGGATTAGAAGCAAAAAGAGGACTTGAAACTCAAGAATTAGATAACATAGTAATGGAACTCAATATATGAAAGCATTAACAGAGTACGGAAATAATATAATAAATGAAAAAGAAGAAATAAAAAGCAGTTTAAAAAAAGCTTACGAAACAATATTTTTTATTCCAGAAAAAAAGAACGTAGGAATATCAACAACAGGGCAAGTTGAAGATACTTTAGGTTGTTTTTCTTTTTTGGTTACTAGCGAAGAAGCTATTAATTTGTCATCTAATATTACAGACTATGTATTAGAGGACAACACAATGGTACAATCAGGAAACACAAGACAACCATTACTTATAGATATAACGGGGATGGTTGGGGAGTTGTATTTTGAAAAACCCCAGCCAATCTTAAAAGCTCAGGTATTCACACAAGCTAAACTTAACGAATTCGCAGGAATAATTCCATCTTTAAGTATTAAAGGTCAGGAATATTTAAATAAGATTAATCACTTAACAACTAAAATTCAGACCGCAGCAGATAAGGTAGAAAATGCTTTTAATTTTATTAAAAATTTTACGGATAACCAGGGATTAACAAAGCAACAACAGGCGGCGGAAATTCTTATCACCTTATGGAAAGCGGCAATGCCTTTTTCAGTTTCGACTTATTATGGAGTTTTTCCAAATATGGTTATAAAGGACCTAAAAATAGCACAAAACGATAATTTAATGTCATCAACTATTACAATAACGTTAAAACAACTTACGTATGCTAAGACCAAAAAAAGAGAACTAAAATCAGAAGAAATAACAAAAATACAAAAACAACCAAAAGAGAACAACGGAACGGAAATAATAAGCAAAGCCGCACAAATAACAGGATTAGGAGCTTAATTGATATGATATTAAGTAAAATTTCAGATAACAGTAGGCAAGAATTAACACTTGTTTTAAGCAATGGGGAGGAAATAACAATTGAATTATTCTATTCAATACGAGGGCTTGCTTGGTATTTAACTTTAAGTTATAAAGAAAAAAAAATATGCAATCTTAAATTAACAAGCAGTATTAACAATATACTATATCAATACGATAAAACCATGCCAATAAAAATAAAGGTAGGAACAAATACCGGTTTTTCACCTTTATTTATTACGGATTTTATTAATAATAATAATTATATTGATATTGAAGAAATAACAAAAAACCTATGAAAAACAATTTAAATTATATATTGGAAATAGAAGGAAGCGATAAAAAAGTTTATATTTTTGATAGCCTATCTAATGGCGACGGCTATTCAGCTTTTAAAATAGATTATAGTATTAAAAAAACTTATACAAATTCGAGCAACATCGGCTCATTGACAATATATAATTTAAACCAAACAACGAGGCAAGCTTTAAAGAAAACAAAATTGCAAACAGAATTAAGATTTTTAAATTTTTCCATAGGCTACGAAAAACAACTTATATCCATATTCACAGGAACGGTTAAAGAATGCAGCAGCGAGAGAAACGGAAACAATATTTTAACAACAATAGAGGGATGGGATGGTGGAGAGGCTATGATACAAGCCGAAACCAATATAACAATTGACAATACAACAGATATATATGGTACTTTACTAAATGATTTAAAAAAATATAAAATATTAAAAGGCTACATTTCACCAAAGGCACAATACAAAGTTGCAGGAACTAGAGGCATTGTATTAAATGGCAAAACATGGGAACTCATAAAGAAATATCAAAACGATTTAATTATATTTATTGATAATCAAAAACTTTATATATATACGAGAGAAGAAAGAAAAAAAGAAAGTTTTGTTATTAATGTCGAAACAGGATTATTGAACACCCCACGAGATTTCGGAACAGGTTATATTGAAGTAGAAACAATCGCAAAACCAACAATACAATTATTTTCGGCGGTTGATTTAGAAGTAATGACCGACCCAACCTATAATGGATTATATAAGGTTGTTTCGATAGAACAAAATGGCACAATATGTAAAATTGGAAGTAATCAAAATTGTAAAAGTATTTTTAGGTTAATAGATGAAAAATAATATTTTAAATAATACCATTGAAAATCTTGCAAATGCTATTATTGAACAAGTTTTTAAAAATTTCAATTGCGTAAAAATTGGAAAAATATCTAAATTTTATTCTCAAGACAAAACCGCAGATATTGAAATATTGACAAAACAAAAAAGAAATGACGGAACATTGCAAAATATAGCAATTTTAAAAAAGTGTTTGGTTTTAGGTAATAAAATTACAATCCCTATAGAAGAAGGAGAACAAGTGGTTGTTTTATTTAATGATTTCGATTTAAATTCATATTTTGAAACCGGAGAAGCCCAAGAAGCATACAGCGTAAGAAAGCACGACTTAAGCGATGGTATCGTATTAATGGGACTTAATAGTTTGATTAACGCTATTAATTACGACAATTCGGCTATATGTTTAAATTATCAGCAAACAAAAATTAACGGAAACTTGCAGATTAACGGAAACACAGAGCAAAACGGAAATAATGAAATAAGCGGAAATAATACCGTAAAAGGAAATGTTGAAGCAACAACATATTCGACAGGAGGGCAAGCGGGAGTAAGTGGAGTGTTTGTGGATACACCATCAGGTAAATCAATAACAATTACTAATGGAATAATAACAGCCATAAACTAGTATGAAAAGAAAAATATATTTTAATGATAAAATATTCTTAATTGATTTAGAAGAACTTGCAAGAAAAATAAAAGAAGTTAAAAAGAGTAGATTAAAAGAAAATGGAGGAGTAGGAAGTGGGATTAAGGGGCATAGGACTTATAGAGCAGAGGAATAAAGGGAAAGAAATAAGCAAAGACAAAATCTTTTTGGTAAAGAATATATAGGGTATAAAGGCAGAAATGCTATTAATATACTTATGCAAGAAAGACAAGGTTATGTTAAAGGGGTATTTACTAGAAAAGATATTGGCGATATAGATTTAGTTTGGGGTGATAACTCAAAAGGTTTATGTCATATAGTAAAAAGAAGAAAAGAAACAGGACAACCATTAGAAAAATTACTTGAAGGTTTAACAGATACTATTTAAAAAGGCGAGATTGAAGAAAGTTATAATGCTTTAAGAATTAATTATAAAGGTAAAAC